GGTAGCGCCAGCCTTGCTGATGGAGTTGTACGCGCCATCATTAGGGTTAGCTGGGATAACGTAGCCGGTGTTCTGTAGAGTTAGTAGAAGCTGGTCTAGTGTACCGGGGGTTACTGGATCAACAAGAGTCATAGCAACTTCGTTCCAAGTAAGCTTTGATGGCCAGTGGAACTTGTGCATCATAAAGTCGTGTGATGCCTTGCTCATTGTGGCCTGTGGCTGATCTACGTCCTTCGCCCACCAAATCTGCTCTCCGAAGAGAGTGATTCGGAAGCGGAAGTTACGCTTAGGATCGGTCTTTGCTGGTGCGGTCCAGAAATTTTGTGGATCACTGAATGCCATTTGTAAAACTCCTTATTCTCTTATAATTAGTATCAATCGTCAAATGATGCGCCGGAACGTGTAATTACGAAGTCGAGCGCAATGAACTCGATGGAGCGAGTTGGCTTGACAAAGACCTTCGCGTATAGGATGTTGCGGTCAACGAGATCAGCTGTAGTAGTAGTCTCGTCAAGGATAACGCGGTACTCTTCTAGGCCGAAGCGAATCTTAACGTCTGCCAAGAATGCGTCTGCGGAACCCTTGAAGCGATTCCAAGTAGCTGGAACGTTCTGCTCGAAGAGTGTAGTAGAGGCAATCTGGGAGATGCCCTTCTTCAAGAAGACGAGGAGGCGACGGACATTGATGCGGTCTAGAGCAGATGGTGTTGCCTGTAGTGTCTTCTGTCCGAAGACTACGATTCCCTCTGCAGGGAAGCGAGCGATTGGGTTAACATTACGGCTGTAGAGTAGGTCGCGATCAGAAGCATTTAGAACTTCGTCAACTGCAGTTACTGGAACGCCGCCAGCGCCTGTTGATAGGCCGCCGCGATTGAAGCCGGCTGGTGCGAACCAGACATCTGCTACTCTCTCTGTGTTAGCGAGAACGCCAACAGCAGGAACACTTGGAGGTACGCGAACAGGTACACCGTTAACGGTATCCTGAATCATAACCCAAGGGTAGTAAGCTGCACCGTAGGAGTTATTCAAGTTTCTAGCGTCAATGCCGTCGAGTACAGCCTGAACGTCGCCCTTGCGGCCAACCTTGGTTGCTTGGTACTCTTCGTGGGCTGGAGTGTAGCCACCCTCAAGATCGATGATGCCGAGAGCATCGCCGCGAGCTTCACAGACTTCTAGAACACGGTCAGTAATGCCAGTGTACCAGACGCCGGGGACGCTGAGGAGGTTGTACTCGAATTGCTCTGTGTCAGCTAGAATGTCGAGAGCGGTTCTGTATGAGTTAAATACGTAGTTACGCTCTAGGGTTACGTCAGTCTGGCCGTCCATTAGCTTGTTACGAAGCGGCTCACGCTCTAGGATGTCTAGGCCGTCGAAGCCACCGAACATTGGAGCGGTGAACTTGTTGAAGCCAGCGTCAAGAATGTTCTTGTAGCTAATGCCAGTTGGTAGACCAGAGCCGTCATCAGTTGCTGTGAAGGAGGTGCCAGCTGCACGGGAGCCAGAAGCGAAGACTGCACGGATAATGTTTCTTCTAGGTGAGTTCGCGAATGAGTACTGTGAACCAGTTACAACCTGAACGTCATCTAGAGTGAATGCGCCTTGGAACTGTAGGCCGTCAGCTAGGGCGGTTAGGCCGAAGCTGTCGTCCCAGCTAGCAGCGCTGATTGCGTTTGATCCCATAAAGCGGGTGTAATCAACGTATCCTCTGTTCGCAGTGAGTGAGCCCTCTGCCTTGACAGTGCTAACACCGAAGAAGTCGGTTCTAGCTGCGGAGACATCGGAAGCAGTTACGCGGGAAGGAATGTCTGGGAATGTTACTAGGGTATCAAACTGGTTTGATGAGGATAGGAGGTAGTTAGAAGCTCCGACACCGACTTGGTATCCGCCCTTGTTGATGAATGCGTCAGTAGGGGCTACAGTGTCATCAGTCTGAACAGCCTTGTCAGCAAATCGTGGTACGCCGTAGTAGCCGAATGGTACGAGTGAAGGTGTATCACCGGCCTCTACCTCGGAGCTTACAACAACGCGAACGAGCTGTGAGCGGTTAGGGAAGTCGCCGTATTCACGGAGAACACGGTTGGTCTCGTCAAACTGACGGTAGCTGTCGCCGATTCTAGCAACAATGTAATCTGCGGAGTTAGGGTTGAGGTTAACGCCGCTGAACTGTTCTAGAACAACTGGACGAGTGTCGCTATCGTTAGCGTCACGGATAAGAACATCGAATGTTCCGAAGTCAATGTTGTCATTCGCGGAGTAACGAACGTTAGCGATAGAGACCTTAACGCCCTTGCTAGTAGCTTCGCCCTGTCCGTCGATGGAGACAAACTTGAATAGTGGAACTGCTCTTGAACGGTCAGCTGGGCTGAATGAGCCAGTGTTGCTGCTGAGGTCCTGTGAGATGAACCAAGGAGTCTGTGACTCTCTGTAGCCCTCTGTTCTTTCGGCTAGACCAGCGGTGCCAGCCTTGTTTAGAGGTACAACAGCTGCGACATACTGTCCGCCGTAACCACTGATGATGTCTTCCTTGATGCTGCGCTCGAAGGTCTCACCAAGCCAGTACTGCTTGTCGGAGTTTCCGCTCTCGACTGAAGTGCCCTTACGACGGTAGGTCATAAGCTGTGGGTTAGTGTTAAGGACCTGACGAATGTAGTTAGGTGAACTTTCGTCAAGTGATACCTTGTACTGTTCTGCGCCTGAAGAGTTTGAAATCTCAAGGGTAACCTCTGGGCTTGTGCCGAGGATGAAGAGAGTATTCATACCAGCGCCGGTTGCGCTTGGGTTAGAGTGTAGTGTACCGGATGGGTAAACTGCAGCGCCTGAAGCGTAGATAACAGCTGCGAGTGAGCCTGTGCCCTCTGTACCCGCAGAGCCGGAACGCATTAGGAAGAGGCCGAATGCGCCGGCTGTCTCTTCTGCGTCATCGTTGGTAGCATTAGTAGGAACGTCAAAGCCAGCCTGACCGAAAGTATCGGCTACTGCGCTCTGGTTCTCTGCGCCAACAACTCTAACGAAGGTTAGAGGAGTTGAGCCGGCCTGAAGGTGGGCCTGTGCAGCGTATGTGCCGTATAGGGCAGCGTTCTGTGCGCCCTCGCGCCATACATCACCGGGCTGCTGTCCACCTGCGACTGGAGCGCCGAAGATGCTTGTAAACTCGGAGAATGAGGTAACTCTTGTTGGGGTAAAAGCTGGTCCTCGGGTTGAGCGACCTACAATTACAGGGCCTACTAGATCAGGTAGAGCAGGAACTTGTGATCGGTCGATTTCGGATACGAAAATGCCGGGGGACACAAAGCGAAACTTTCTTTCGTCAGCCATAGTGGAATACTCCTATTAGTAACATTCAAAATAAATAGTTATTTCAGTAGTCAAAAGACTACTCGCGATAAAATGATTTTCTGGTTAGCTCGTTGATGTCACCAGTAATTACTGTTTCTCTGGGCATCTTCACTTCTACATAGTTTTCAACTACTGAGAACTTTGGCCTTTCGTCATTTGGCCCATCTCCCATAAGATAACCTAGCACCCTAAAATTGATGTCTGTTGAGAAAGTTCTAAGCTCTTCTCCTAGATTGTTGAAGTTATTATCTGTTCCGAAGTTGCCTTCAATGAATACTTCATATCTGTGCCCTTCAGCTTCAATAAAGAATGTATTGATTTGTCCTGTTCTTGTCAAGAAAGGAGTTGTCAAATGATTCATTTGCTGCAAGTGGTCTGTAACGATCTTAAGGTTGTAGTTTACCTTGATATAGGTTGGAAGTGGAGCATACACTGTTTGGTATACAACCTTCTTATTCTTTCTCTTTCTGTTGGGATCGCCAGAGCCGATGGTTCTTCCGGGGCCGAACTTTCTTCTTGCAGTTGCATTAGCAAAATCTGAGGTCTTGCCCTGCAGTACTCTTCTGGCGATTGGTACGTTTACTCTTCTTGGGTCATTAGGTACTTGGCCGGGGCCATCAAAGAAGTGGGCCTGAAATGCACCCTTGAAATTTGGATCCTTCTCTACGCCTGTTCTTGATAGGGTCATCAAAGGGTAAATGAGGTCAGAGGCGTCGTCACGAATCTCTGGATTGTTCTTGACCTGATGAGCGCGCTCGGCTGATAGCCAGAGTAGAGGGGTCTTTTTAAAGCCCTTATTTGTCTTTGTGCTAAGAGCAAAATGGTCGTCTAGGTGTGTAAACATAGCTGTATCAATTGTCTCCAAGGTAGATGGAGTCAAAAGAATCTCTTGCACAATGTCATTGGCACCTTCAATGCCTGTGTATTTATAATCACGTCCCATCAAAAATCCCCTGTCTTGCCTTGAAGCATTTAGCGCTAATCTCTACTGGGTTTTCTACCTGTCCGAACATCTGACGAGGCTCGGAGGTACTTACGATTTCATAGAAGTCGTCACCGTACTTAACAAAGTCCCCTACTCTTACATAAAGGTCTTGATCTTCTTCAAGTCTTCTTCTGTGGAAGTGTACTGTAATCTCTTCCTGAATGTCCAAACCGATGCCAGTAGTGAACTTGGTCTGGTACTGATTCCATTCAACCATAGCGTATACACGCACGGGGGGAAGGTAATTCTTGACAATAGCTTCGCCATAGATTGGATGATACTGTGTTGTTTCGAGGTCGATTGGGTAATAGGCAACCTGTTGCCCAATGACTCTTTCGATCAACTCATCGTTGACTTGCTTTACAAGATCTTTCTCTTTCTTTCCAAGGAAGAGCGGTGGAGGAGGTGCTTCTGGTTGTGACCATTTATTGCTGCTCATCTATTACTCCTATCCTTGGTAAATCAAAAGTGGGATCTCTTGCTGAATCTTCTTGACACTCTCTAGGAGCGTTGCATCCTGCTCTGCTAGCTTCTCGTATGTCAAGGTATCAATGATTCCTACCAACTCTTCCTTAAGTGTCTTCTGCTCTTCACGAGCTTCAGAGATAAGTGCTGAGCCATTGAGGGTTACATTGTCACCGGGGATTGGTACTGATGCGAACTTTGATCGCACCTGACCTAGAGTCTCCTTGACTAGAGCCAAAGCATAACGGCGGATCCACTGCTTACCGATAGCGTTAATACTCTCGAATGGAAGGTTGTCGAATGGCAAGGTATTGATATTGTTGATTCCTGTCTCGCCATTGTCGACGCCATTTTGCTCGTCCCAAGGATTGCTTACGCCATCTACTGTAAACTCAAACCACATATGCTGGGTAAGCTCTGTAGAAGGCATTGGGAAGAGTCGAAGCTTGTTGTTGAAGATCTCGTATGAGTAATGCGAAAGCCTAGTATACAAGTGATCTTCATAAGCCATTGCCTGCAGCTTGTTCTGCCAAGCCGGAATAACTTCAAACGTAGTGTCGTCTGCGAACTGTCCATAGCCGCCTAGGTTGCCGACGACGTTTAGGCCACCGTAGTAGCCATAGAAGCGCCACATAGCCTGTGGGGTCTTGTAGAACACTCTACGAATTGTAATTCTTCTATTGGTCTCGCCTGAGCCAGTGCCAATGATACCAGCGTAAGGGACTGGGCCGCCTGTTGCTGGCTCGTTGTTGTTTGAAGCATTGTCGATGATGACCTGCTGAAGGTCGTAGTCTTGCAGATCACTCTTAAGCTGGAAGCTTGCAGAGTAATGCGGTAGGTCGCCGCCTGCAATGCCAGACTCGTTAGCGATACCGAGAGCAACCTTCTTTGCATAACCAAACTCGAATCTTGGGAAACGAAGGTTTACATTTGTTCCTGAAAGTTCGCCCTTTAGCTGTCCGTCGTGGTCGAAGGTGCCAGTTGCCTTGCCTAGGAAGTTACCAAGCGTGTTCTTGGCCTGATGTAGGTTCATAATGTATGAGTATTCTAGAACCGCTTCTTCATAAGCAGCGTATACATTACCGGGTGTAATTTCTAGATCTAGAATATCGCCACCAAGCTTCTTATAAACATAAGAGACTTGATCTGCAGCACCTGAAATAAAGTTTGCGTCATATAGTTGACTTGTTGTGTCTGTGTAAATACCCAATGGGTACAAGACCACATTGCCCGCTCCGTCGCCACTAGTCGCTGTCGATCCTGTCGCGGTGAGGATAACTGCACTTGTTGTGCTTATAGGATTCAAATTAGGATATGCCAAGGAGTCCTCCAACCTATCTATAAATAGTTTTATATAAATAGAAAAGCCCCCGCTTCGTGAGAAGCGAGGGCTTGGTTTAGCCTAGGGCCAAAACCGGGGTGTTACTACTCGTCGGCGATGAGGCCACGGCAGACAACGAGTCCGTACATATCAGGACGTACCATCTTCTTGGCGTAGCGTGTCATAACGCCCTTGCGAGGTACGAAGTCCTCGGTGCCGAAGATTGTAGGTGTGACCTGTAGTGGGACATATGGAGCGTAGACGTAGCCGCTCTCAAGGAAGCTACCACCCTTACGGCCAACGAGAACTAGGTTACGTGGGAAGTAAGGATCGACGTAGACGTCGAACTTCTTGGAGAGTGAACCAACGCGAACAGCGCCGATGTCGCCGCGCTCGGAGTCAGCAGTAACGCTTGCACGGAAGCCAGCGGTGAACTCAAGGATGTTGGCAACTTCAGGTGAGGTCACGATGAAGTTAGCGCCACCACGTAGAGTCTTACGGTGGATCTGAGCGGAGACGTCATTGATGGTCTCAATTAGAGTCTCGTACCACTCGGAAACAGTACCGGTGAAGTCAGGAGCGCCAGAAGCACCAATCTCAACACCTGTTGCACGGTTAACGAAGAGGCCCGGTGAGCGTGACCAGTAGAAAGTACCAGCCTTTGCACCACTGATGAGGTCCTGAAGGATCTCGTGGTCGATCTCAAGAGCGATCTGCTCGGAGAGAATGCTGGTGAGCTCAACCTCAGCGTCGAGGTTGTGGTAGGCGTTGAGGTCCTGACCGAGTTCAGGGGTCCACTTAGCCTTGAGCTTCTTGGTCTTTGCGGTAACGGCAATGCTGTCAACCTTGATGTCGATCTCAGGAATGCGGCTCTCACCCTCAAGGCCCATAGCTAGAGTTGCAACGCTACCGGGAGTAGCGGAGGAACCAGCATACTGGTCAGCGAGTGGTACAGAGGCAGTCTGAACAGCATCGAGAGCGGTTGCAAGATCTGCTGCAGTCTCTGAACCTGAAGCATTAACAACAACGAGGACCTTAGTAGCGGTTGTCTCGGTTGGGTCAAGCTGGGTTAGACGACGAACCTGACGGCCATCAGCTAGGCCAGTGAGGCTTAGCTCGACAAGCTGCTCACGGCTGAAGTTGCCGAGATCGCTAATGTCGATGGTAGCAGCTGCGAATGCAGAGCCGGAAACGAGGTCAGCGTCAAACTTGAGGAGACGTGCGAGCTCGTAAGCGTCTGTTGAGGTAGCCTCAAAGACAGGGATACCACCAGCGCTAACGGTACCGGAAGCAACCATTGTGGTAAGACCAGCAGCTGAAACGGAGCCAGTTGGGCTAGCGTAACCGCCGTTGAGTGCGTAAGGACCAGCCTCGGCGTTAGCGCCGGAAAGGTCAACACCACCAGTGATCTGGGCGCCGACGCGACCACCACCGAATAGTGACTCCTCAGCAGCACCGTAACCTAGACGTGGAAGACCAGCGCCGTCAGTTGAAGTGGTGAAGTCGAGGAAGAAAATGAGACCTGATGGGAGGCTCATTGGCTGAACGCTTACGATGTCGTTGGCGAAGAGGCCAGCGAATACGCGGCGAACGAGGGGGAATGCAACTGCGCTGAAGCCCTGAACGTCTCCACCACCAACTGCACCGGCCATTGCGGAAGACTCCTTGAGCAACTGCTTAGCCTGATTCTCTAGAAGGCGAGCCATACCGGCGCGCTTATGATCCTGATCGAGTCCTTCAAGAAGTCCTGTCTTCTCCCACTTGTTTAGAAGAGCAGCACCCTCTTTCTGGAGATCGCGATTTACAATACCTTCAGTAAGCTTATCAAATACTGACATTTTAATATCTCCTTAAAAATAGATAATTAGTTTCTTTTAATTCCAGCCAAACGTTGAAATCTATTTTTCAATTCTGATTCACCAGACTTTGATGAGATCTCTCTTCTTGGAACTACGTGTGAAGGACGACTGATTGCTTCGTTAAGTGATTCCATACCCTTGCTAACTGTGCTAGCAGGAGCATCCACTGAACTCTGAAGTGCTTCAGCAATTACCTTCGCATCCTTTGCGGATTCTGCCTTGTTAATGCTTTCGACAATACGATTCTTTTGTCGCCCATTTAGGGATTCATTAACAAGGACTTCATTCTGCAATGCCAACTTGGCATTAACAACTGTTAGCTGCTCAAGCTTTTCCTTGAGAGCTGTAACTGTTTGTGCTAGAACGGAGTTCTGTGCTTCTAGGGACTCCTTAAGTCCTGCAAGATCTTCCATTCCGGCCTTCAAATCTTCTAGCTCTTGCGCTTCGTCTTCGTCTGCGAGACGGGCAAGATTAATCTTTTCCTGCTCTTGGCGGTAGGCTTCTGGACGTCCTGCCCAACCTTCACCGGGAGCGTTGCCGATGTCGACAACCATTTCCTGAACGAGGTCCTTGATCATCTCTGGATCAATTGAAATCTCTGCTTCCTCTAGGTCGCTGAGGTCGTCTTGGTCATCCTCATCCTCGTCCTGTGGTAGCTCCTCATCGCCAATAGCCTTGCTGTCTGCAGCGTTGAATCCGCCACCGAGAGCTTCTGCAACTTCTACTTCCTCTTCTTCGAGGGAGTGGCTGTGATCGCCCTTTGAGTTGCACTTGGTTTCTTCTACCTCTTCTGCAGCTTCGTCGAGGTTAAGAACCTCTGCAATTTCGCCTGCAACTGCGTCTAGTAGATCGCCCTGTGTCTCTGCTGCGTCTTCGGCTTCGTCGCCGTCGTTAGCAGCCTGTAGGTCGTCAAGGTTAAATACGAATACTGACTCCTCGCCTTCCTCTGGGTCTGGGCAAGGGCACATCTTGGTGACGGACATAGAAGCCTGCTGTACATTTTCTGGGGCTTCGTCAGCCATCGCGCCTTCTTCGTCGGCAATGTCTGCGACTGCCATCTCTTCCTCATCCTCGTCTAGAATGGAAGACATAGCTTCCTTAATCTCGGATGAATACTTCTCAATAATCTGATTCTCTGCTGTCTTGAGGGCTGCCTCGCGAAGCTGAGTTGCGTCTAGGATTGCCTGTTCAATGATAGAGGACATTATGAATTACTCCAACTATTACTCAAAAATAAATAGTCTTACGACAAATGAAATGACTTACTTTGTAAAGATAACAAATTTGTCGGCATATGTCAAAAGAAAATCAAGAAAAAATGAAAATAAATAACCCCGTCAGAGTGTTTATTTCTGACGGGGCTTGTTTATCAAGTTAGACCGGTGATTGTGACAGTTTCAATGTCGTTACTAGTCATACTGTTAAGTTGCATCTTTGTATTGTTCTGGTCGGTCGTAAGGACGTAGTTCCTAATACCGTTTGAGAATGAATCAGCGGTTCCATCACCCATTAGCCATACCTGTGTCGAATTTGCGGAATTAGCGTTGTTTAGGGCGAAATTAGAAGTATTATTTGCTGACGATGGTTGTCTGTATGTTTCGCCTACCTTGTAATCGGTTAGCCATCCAACAGGGTCTGTGACCATCTTTCCAATCTCGGCAGTTGATGGCATACTATCTGATCTTTTTAGTGTGGTGGTAACCACAGCAGCTACCTTGCCGTGGAAGTTGCGGTTACCGCCGCGACCACCAATTGTAAAATCGCCCAGAACTGTACGGTCCATACGGCCACCCGTGGTGGAGAGGACGTGGCCCCACTGCACACTAGTAGAAAGGTTGCTGCCAACAGTGGCTGTGGAGAGCGTAACAATGCGGATGTCGAAACACTCTGCTAGGTTAGCAGTATTGGCGGTATTCCCTGATAGTCGCTCACCTGTAAAGCCGATATAAACGCCATACCACTGGTTTGCGGTCAATGTGCCGAGGAAAATCTCGTTCAATGCACCGATGCGACCCCAACCAAAGTAGCTGCGCCTATTAGAGTCTACGCGCAGATAAATGTTGTCATCGGCGGAGCCTGCGCCCTCGCCTTGATTCCAGATGTGCTGGTTCGAGCTGTTTCCATCGATCCTGAATACGCAGGAAATGGCCCAAGGTCTTCCCGACGAATTCGAAACAGTTTGGCCGGCGCTTGATGGCGCAGGAATAGTAGTGCCAACAGCTTGGCGTATCGGCATATGATCAGTATTATTGCTCACTTGCTTACCGTGTTCGTTACCACCAGAGAAGTCCAAAGCTTTATTCCAATCTGTTGCATTGGTGGGAGCTGGCGCTGGGACAGAAACCTCGGAAAGGTGCGTCCAGTCAACATTCGCGCCGTCGTAGTCATCATTGTTTCCATTGAAAATGTCTGTGACTAAGAACATCACGTCTAGTGAAGTGATGCCAAACCCTTGGTTTCCTGTTTGACCTTTGTAGCTGGCCCAGTCCGCGAAAGCCGTAGTTGCTTCGCTTCCTGCAGTAACACCGTACTGACCGTTTCTACCGAAGCCCATTCTGATGTTGTTACCAGTCGAAGTAATTTCTAAGAATGCACAAGTAGTATTGTGTAGTGCTACTGTATTAACAAGCATCTGATTACTGCCTCCTATCCCAGAGTGGAAGATTTGCAGATAGATGTTGCTAGCGGATGACTGGTATACCCTAAGTTGGAGATCTCCCTTGAAGACTTCGCCTGTAATTGTACTATTTGATTTAGTAGATTGATCTCCGTTATCCCAGTTGTCTCCCTTCAAGCCAATACGAATCTCGTACTGGTCACCCATCTCAGCTAGCAGGTCTGTAAAGAAATCATTGTCCATTACAAATCGTTCACCCGCAGACAAAGATTCAGTAATGGAAGCCCATCCATAGTCACCGTTGTTTGCTATATTTGTGCCTGTCTGGTTTGCGGAAGGGCCTTCTAGTGTGATGCCGGTGACTCCCGCCACATAGGTGCTTCCGACTAGGGTTACAGCAGAGCCAGTTGAAATGCCTACACTGTCGTTGTACCAGTATAGAGGGAACTGCTGATCGCCCGGTACTGCAAATGTGAACCTTGCACCTTCTGTTCCGGGTGTTCCGGTTCTTGTGATAGAGCCGGTGTATTCTGCTATTCCGTCTAGAGTGAACTTAAGAATATCCGCGCTTTCAATTGAGGAATCCTGAACGTGGAATGTGTAGGTTGTTCCTGCCTGTAGTGTCGGAAAGGTCGCAGTTGGCGTTACGCCGTGGACTGCGCCAGAAGCAAATAGGAATGTGCCTTCTGGATTCTCTGTTACCTTGAAGTGGTTTAGAGGGAGAGGGGCATCAATAATATCTAGTGACGCAATATCGCCTTCGCGGCCATTGGTAAAGAGCGCAATTGTCTGATCGCCTGTAATGTTTGCGGCGCTATAAGTGTTGGTCCAACCAGAATCTGTTCTTGGGGTTGTGGTTAGGGACTCGTTCTGTGTTGCCGAGTTGCGCCAAACGACGTAAACATCAGTTCCATCCTTCTCGATGAACCCGTCACGAACAGTAGATGAACCGCCCTGAGCGAAGCCAATACCAGTATTAACCCTTTCTGTGCCATCAGTGAATGCTCTCTTCTTGTAGTTACTATTACTGCTAGAATCTGGTGTCCAAGTGTTACCTGCCACAAGATCAGTCCCTGTGTAGGGTGCTGTAGCAGAACTTGAGAGGATGCCGATACCGTACTCTAGCGCTTCTGATGTGGTTCCGAGAATATCCATTGATGATAGGATATTTGTGGCAATCCAGCTGTTATCAATCACTAGACGCTGGCCTGACTTAAGAGCAGTGTCTAGGGTTACCGCTGAGCCGGAGCCTAGGGTATCTGCATCGACAAGCGCTGCAGAGGTGTTATCGTGTGTGTAGCCGCTAATAGGATTGCCGGTGTAAGCAACAGCCTGCTTAGTGTAAGCCGGCAAGGAAATGTCGACATTGTAGTCATCAGCTGTTGTAAAGAAGATCTGTTGATTTCCTGTGTAAGTATCCGCCGATGTTAGGACCAGAGATGCGGTTGCGCTTGAGTTAACAGCACCGTCATCGACGATGTATAGGCGGATGTAGCCATCGACGTCGTATTGCAATACTAGAATATCGTTACCGAGGTTAGACGTAGGAGAGATTTCTGTATTTGTGTCCCACCCTACTCCACGGCCAGCGTTATTAATATCTGCTGATGAAAGCTGAGTTCCGAGAGCCCAGTATGTTGCTCGTGTCGAAGCATCGTTAAGGTAACCACCAAGATCGTCACTTCCTGTTACGGCTGAGCCACTATCAGTTAGAATCCCGAACTGAGAGAAGCTTCTTGCTTGCCATACAAGCTTGTTACCCTGATCTAGACCGCCAGAGATCTCCGCAACCGATTGGCCCTCGTTATGAATGGTGGCCACAGAGTCAGAATACGCATTGGCAGAGAAGTAGCCCTGATGTACAATGTAGCCACTAGGTACAATATCTTGTGTAGTGTTATTTACATTGATCGTCAAGGTGCCTGTGTTGGAGCCGTAGCTGTTTGTTCTGGTTACAGACGCTGTATAGCTAGCGCTGGCCTGATAGTTAATGGTCGCAGGAACGTTCGGGGCAGTCCCCTGAATGTAGTCGTTACTAAAACTTGTCCAAGATGGCAAGTTAGCCACTGTTGTGGTAAATGTAGCATCTGCTGGCGTAAGCTGCAAGTTTAGTGTCGCGCCTTCATCCAAACTTACAGCCTGCGAGAATGCTGCTGGAGCATATAGTTGATCATTGAATGTTGCAACGTAGTTCCAGCTTGTTCCTGAAAGGTAGGTTGAAGCAGTTGGGTGCGTGGAACTATCCATAGCGCCGCCATTATCTGGCATATACCAAGTTGTTCCAGTAGTGTCATCAACATAAACGTGTGTATGTGATGTACCGCTGCCAGTTGAAGGCTGAGCCAAGTTAGCATCAAAGTAATTTGCTTCTGCTTCTGTCTCAAATAGTGGGTAGTGCCATACACCGTCTGGTGACTCTAGGGTGTAGTAAGTCAAGATTGGCACCCCTGTCTGAATGCCCTTTGTGAGGCCAGCTACAGTTGGCCCAGTTGACTCAAAGATTGATAGAAGCTGGTAGCTTCCGGTAGGCGCGGCCTGCTCTAGCACTAGGATCTCAGTGTAAGTTGTCTTGGCTGCGTCTGCTGCAACAGCGTAGTATGGCTGGCCAAGGAGGTTGAAACCGATACGAACGCTGTTGTAAGTATTATTTACAGATGGAGTGTAAATAACGCCGAGCGAACTTGAGTAGCTGCCTGACTGTGACACCTCTGTTCCAGCGTAAACGCTTCCTGTTGGGACATCAACCATAAAGAACTGGCCGTATCCCTTGGATCTATCAGCATTGTCGAAGTCGCTTAGGTCGGTCAAACCAGTTGTTGTTGTGAAGTCAGGTCCGTGAACAAGACCGAAGGTTCCGTCCCAGCCTGCATCTGTATCAATCTGGAAGTATTCACCAGAAGCAGATAGGCTGGCACTTGAGTAGAAGCCGTCGTTGAAGCCGGAGATTGTTCCAGCTGTGACGCCGCTAGCTAGTGAGCCAGTACCAGTGCCGAGCAATAGAACATCAGAGTCGCCCTGTACTGTAATCTCTTCTTGGAACGGAGCCAAGTGAACCTTTGGTGTATCATATACACGGACGTTAGCGTCAGCAAGCTTAATGACTAGGTGGAACTTGTCGTTCTCAGTGACAGCTGCTGCTGTTCTAGAAATCTTAACGTATTGTTCTGTTGTTGGGTTGTAGTATGATAGCCCCAAGAAGCCTTGCGTATCAATGCCGGCCTTCATAAGAACATTGGCTCCTGCTAGCCAGTTAATACCTACTGATGAACTAGCAAAGCTATACCAGCCACTAAGCTGGGCTGTGTTGGAGGAAGCTTCGCCTGCGTTGCTCTCTGGACCGTCAGAGGTTGACCCAAACCAAGTAGACCAATATAGTCCGGCTCTTTGGCCACCGCCTTGTGAGCCGATCTGAGAGTATGCAAAATCGCCTGTCGAGCCGGACTTATGGAAGCCCATACCAATGCTGCCCTCTTGATTAATCTGGAAGGTGTAATGCTCGCCTGCCTTAGTGATCGGGATAGTTGAGTAAATAGTTGCGTGATTACTGCCGACTGGAGTCGAGGAACCGTATGCACTGTCGCCAACAGGATCGATTACTACGCTACTAGTAATCAATGTAGTGTCAATACCCTCTTCGTTAACGACAAGGGTTGTAATCGGTGTAGGTGCTGCGCCTGCAGTGTCTGTAAAGTAAGCGTTTAGGGCGTTGTTAACATCTTGTAGCGTGCCTGTTTGGAGATCCCCGTCAATATAGACACGAGTTTCTGTAAGACCAGAAAGCTGAATCTTGCTACTATTGACCAAAACAATATCGATTGTGGAGCCGCGAGTAATTGACCTAATCTCATTTACGCCGTATGTGTTAATTGTTTCACCGTTCTGTCCGTTCTTTAGAGCAATAGTCTTGGATACTGTATCCTTTGAGACGTCGAGATAAGGAACAGAAGTTACAAAGTTACTGAACGGTAGGGCGTGATAGTTGCCGCCATTTTGGATTCTAACTGCCTTGATCGCAGTCCCAACATACTCACAAGAGCCAACGACTAGCATAAGGTCATCTAGATCTGCCGCGATGTCGAGAGCGTAGTCCTGACCTAGGAAGCCGCAGTTGTCGATTCGAATAATGCTATCGTTATTTCCGTTTTCGGCTACTTCCGAGCCGATAAAGAGGCCGCAGCGAACTGTGTTGGCGCCGAGGTTAGTGTTGTGAATTGTTACATCGAGCACTTCGCCGATGAAGGTAGAGCCGTCACGCTGTGTGTTACCGCTGAACTGGAGTGACGCAAGACCGTCCGCAGTGCCGCCGGCTGCGCTGACAGCAGATCTGTTGTTGTTGTCGAGGTCAAGCTCGCGAACACGAATGTTTGAACAGTGCTCTAGCTCGACACCTGAGTTCCAGTTGCCCTTGACGAGGCCAAGTGACAAGGTGTTGTCAAGGCCGCCCTCAACACGGATACCGTCAGAGCCGTTGAATGTGACAGAGTTGTTGTAAACAACAAAGTTCTCACAACCAGTTGTGGCGTCTTCAGAGGTAGAATCAAGTGCGATACCGTCATTTAGATTGTAGTAAATCTGGTTTCTTGAGACGATACCCTTGCCGCCGATACCACAGTCTACGTACTCAATGCCGCCAGCATTATTGTATACTTCGTTGTCTGTAAATTCGGTAGAAGGAACACCAGTTAGCCTAATGGCTGCGGCGTCAGAGATTACATTGGCGCTGGCAGCGTAGTTAGCTAGATCAGTTGTTGAAGAGTCGAAACCGAGGGTAGAGCCAGCCTCAGCATTTACTAGCGAAAGACCAGTGCCTGACCAACCACAGTTGTGAATCTTACAGTTGGTGATCTTTACTGAGAGCGCTGAGGCAAAGATGATGCCGTAGCTACCATTCTTAATTTCAATGTTGTCGATTCTGTAACGCTTAAGTGATCCCGCTGCAGTCTGCTGGAATACGTTGTTGTTCGTGTTAGCAAAGCTAGCGTATCCGACAGATGTTCCGTCTCCACCTACAATAGAGATAGACTTGGCTGGGTCTAGTGTGAGCGGTGATGTAATAGTGAAGTCGCCGTCAACAAAAATTGTTGCGCCGTCGGCGGCGTCATCAATAGCGTCCTGAATGTCGGTGTATGGCTGTAGAGGTGAGCCAACGCGGACTGAGCCGGTGTAATTCGCGTGAACGTGCTTGTCATATTGATCGAGAGCAGAGTTATTGAGACGGCTATCGAGCTGGTCTACGCGAAGTGTTTCGTTAGGAATGCGCTGCCAACCAGTGAATACGCTGCCAGAGACATACTTTACAATATCGTTTGTGAGGTAAGTTACACTACCGGTTGCAGATGTTTCGCTGTTAGGGTCGATATTACCAGAAGCTGCAACAAAGTACCAATCACCGTTAGCATTTGTTGAGCCTGTTGGGGACAATGTTGCTGAAGAAGCGTCCCAAGTTCCCTTGT